GCTTTTCAGTGTTTTTTAACGAATCCTTGTTGGCTTTATTTTTCTCTGCTTCTTTCTTGGCATCCAGATCCATTAAATTCTGAATATATTCATCTTCAAGAGCTAGCTTGTTTTCGTTATGCTCGCCTATTATCTCAAGTTCTTTTTCGTACTTCTCATGCAGCTTTTCCTCTTCTGTCATCCATCTGCTTTCGATGGCCTCTATTTCTCTTTGTCTTTGTCTTTCTGCTGCTTCTTTTTGTAGCTCTTCTTTTCTTGTTAGCCACTCATTAAGTTTTTCTTCTTCTTTGTCTTTAAGGCTAGAAACACTATCTCCATCCTCTTCGATTTTAGGCTTTTCAGGATCCTCTCCTATACCAAACCTGCTTTTAGCTAATTCTTTGTGTATTTGCGCCCTTTCTTCTTCTAGCTTCTTTATTTTTTGTAAGCCTTCCTCTTGCTGCGCAAGAAAAGACTCCTCGCTTCTAATGGCTTTATTAAACCAATTATCCATGCGTTTATACGTTTCTTCTGTCTGCTCTATTTCTTCTTTTATTTCAGCTAGTCTTTTTGTTTTTTGAGCCTCTGTACCTTCGTTTAGTGACGCATAGAAAAAAGCAACTTTGTTTGCTGCTTTAATGAATGCATCACCCAAGTCAACAAGTATCTGCTCACCCAAACTTTTTAGTGATGCTCCGGCTAAATCTGCGCTTTCACCCATACGGATAAACATATCAATGTCAGATTCGCTAAGAGGTATAACCACACTTGAAAAGCTATCAGCTAAATCTTTAGCCTTTTTGCCGCCGTCAGCCATTAGTGGTATTAATCGAGTAGCATCTGACGCCATACCCTCAAGAGCGTGTGACATTTGAACGGCAGATACTCCGGCATCTTCCATCATTGTGACCATTCGTTGAAGTATTTCTGGCCCTGTAAGTGTAGAGAATTCTTTTGCTAGTTTGGTCGCTTCTTTTTCTGTTAGCTTCATGGCGTCAACAAAATCCATGAAGCCGCCGCCGCCAGTGTTTAGAAAGTCACCTATTTTTTCACGGGTATCTTTTGATATGTCGCCTAGCTTTTCCATATCTATGCCGACAGTAGATGTAGCGTGCGCCATTATTTGAAGTTCTTCTGCTGCAACACCTGAGAGGTCAGAAGCTATACGTATCTCTCTTGAGTATGCGGCGACTGTTTTTGATAGCGCCGTTATAGTGGTTATTGCTGTTGCTGCTGCTGCACCTAAACCGAGTAAAACGTTACCAGCTATTTTGGTTGCGCCGCCAAACTTTTTAAATTTTCCGTCAACACCGTCAACAGATTCGCCAAGGTCGTTGAGTTCGCCATCAACCTTTTTTAAATCTGCGTTCAATTTAGCTGTTTTAGCTTCAAGCTCAATTGTTAATTTTTCACTAGCCATTATCTACACCTTTTAGCCACTCTTGACTAGCCCCGTTAATCATTCTTTCAGCATTAAGCATTACAGATAAATCAACTTCTTGTTTGTTTTCTTGGTCTGATAAGTACATTAACTCAACAAAATCAAGTCGCCAAACTTCTGACGGCTGAACCTTTAACGTGTTTACTGCGTGCTTATACCAGCCCCAATAATTGAAAGGCTCAGACTTAAAAGCTCTATGTATTAAGCCTCTATATCCTTTTTTTTTACATGAATGTTAGCTTGTATATACTCGTTAAAATCTAAAGCTATCTTTAGCAAAACCGCCGGATATTCTTCGCTAAACCCATCAATGCTTTCAGTTTGAAACCATGAAGTCCTAAACGTTGCATCATCAAACTCATCAAGCGGTACGTTTAAAGATTCATCAGTTATACAATAAAAAATATTCGACGCAATATCACGACTATATAGTTTGCTTAGTGTGACGTGCTGAGACACTTTTGATTGCTCAGTTGTTGACGCAAAAGCTTGTATATAGTCTTGCAATACGGTTGATAAATCTAAGCCTGTTGCATCATAAAAACGCTTAAAGACTGCGAGTGACCAACCGCATTTATAGCTTTTATAAGCTAGCTTGAACTCCATTATACAGTTTGAGCCGTACGAGTTACTTCGCCAGAGCTTGATAATGTAAAGCTCGTCGATACTTTGTCACCATGTGGAATAGCGTCACTAATACCACTTGGAACAAATTTACCTGTGTAAGATTCGCCACCAGTAAAGGTAATAGAATAATCGTCTTGCTTACCGATAAAAGCCTCTGCTTTGATTGCTTCGTAGTTAGCTGAAACGTTGTAAACCATTGTACCAGTAATAACAATTTGCTGACTTGAGATTTCTTCGTCAAGCATTGTTACAAAATCGCCTAAGCTTTTATTGCTAATATCAATCGGTGTGCCGTTCATTGTTAATGTTGCTTCCATCTGACCAAAAATCTCAGTCGGAGAAGCGCCTTTTTGAATTAGTATGTTAGTGCCGTTAATTTCACCAGCCATGTTGTTACCCTCGATTTGTAAATGTTAAAAAATTAATTGTTAGGTCACGCTGAAACCATGACTCGCTTTCTACGCCTGCGTTAGTTTCGCTATCTAAAACGCTGACTGTTTGGTCATTATACACCAATTCTGTATTATAGCTAAATGCGCTTTTGAGTTCATCTATAGCCTGCAGTTGTACGTTGTCATAGTTCTCGCTATTTAGAGGTACAAAAACGCTAACTTGATACAATCCGCGTTCTTCGTCTCTATCAGTTGCAGACTTGCCCATCATGTCACTTGTTGCCGGTATGTAATAAGCAGCTAACCACAAGCCTTTATTTTTAGGTTTAAATTTTTTATTCTCAAAAGCAACATCATCAACAGTTACACCTGTCGGCAGGTTGTTTATTAAGTGACTTATAAAAGCTTGTTTTGTGTTTAATTGGCTCATAGTTTCTTAATCTTACTTTGCATACGTTTTAGGTTTATTCTAACCCAGCCTTTTGGTGCTTGTAAGCTAAAACCGTTTCTTGATAGCTTTTGATACCTTCCGTTTATCCTGCTACCTTTCTTAACAGGCTTAGGGAATCCACCATATTCAAGTACGCCAATATAAGGCAGGTTATTAGTAAAGTATATTTTCTTTCCTAATACATTTTTAGGTAACTTACTTGCCTGGCTTAAAGAAGCACCGCCACCAACACTTTCACTCGTTGTTGTTTTATTTGATGGTGTGCCAACTGATAAAAACCAGTTGTTTCTTGCTCTACCTGTGTCGGCTGGTGTTTCTTGCACTATGTTTTTAAGGCCAGCAAGGTAAACACCGCGTATATCATTGTTAGCGTTTTTTGGTAATTGCTCAATGGCTAATTTAACACCCTTTAAACCATTTAATGGCATTATTGCTGCCTCACCTGTGCGATATAGCATAAAACGTCGCTTGTTGGCGCTTTGACGTCAACGTCTATTACAATGAACTCATCATTACCTTGCTTGATAATATTGCCTGTTTGTATTTCAACATCATTGTTACTAACAAGCTCTCTATCACCAGCAACAATATTACCGCCTATCAATTCTTTGTCATAGCTTTTAAATATCGCGTCAACTAATAAAACAGGTGTTACCGTTACCGTTGGTGTATCAAGTGGAGTGTCACCACCTACAACGGTTTTTTGCATTAGGTAAACTTTCTCAATACTAGGTGATCCAGTTTTATTAATAGCCTTGGCTAAACCTCGCTTTATTCTTCCTTGTATATATGCGCTAGTCATTAACCTAAAAACCCGAAGTTATTTGCGTTAAGTTGACCAAAGCCACCAATACCGCCACAATTAGCAGCAGATAAACCAGCTTTAGTAAATGGAAATAAAGAGTTTTCTACACCTTGAATATTTGCGTTTGTTGATTCGCTTGATCCGTCTTGATATGTTTCAGAGTAAACGCCGTCAACGTTAAAGCTTTTAAGCCTTTGACCATCATCAATGTTGTTAGTCGATGCGCCGTTGTTTATTGCGTCAGCAGCGTATAACTGAGCCATTTTTACTTCTTGCGGTATAATATCACTAGGCAAATCAAAACAGTTCTGTAATACGTCTTTACGTGGGAATATGCCTGTCTGATCTGCGCTAACCCTTGAGCCTTGTAGATTTCTTTCTTCTGTTAAGAGAAATAGATAACCATTGCGCAAGGTAATCTCTGCTTCTGTATCATCAACAGGTAAAGTAATACCATAGTTACTAGCCAATGACCTAGCATCGGCCAAACTTAAAAATGAATCTGCATTAGGAACAACCGTTCCATCTTCTACTGTTAACGCCATGATAAAAACCTCTATAATTTTATTTAGTATAACATGATAATTAGTTTTGTTAAATTTAGATAATAAGTATCATTAGACACGTTACTGCATGGATGGGTAAGTGCGCTTGGTTTATATCAAGTAGTACAAATCAGTATCAGCTAGCTATTCAAATCCATTTTGGTCGCTCAAACCATATACCATGCAGACAACGCTGTTTATCCCCGTGTCTAAAGGTCGATTTATACTAAGTATTCTATGCTTGCTAATTATAATCGTTAGCTTGATTAAGGTTTTTTACGATAACCGATAAAATTCGGCTGAATTGGTAGGTGCCATGGCAATAAAAAAGGCTTAGTGAGTGCATCTGGTAGGAGTAGGTTAACTTAATAACCTCAGAAGCACTTACTAAACCTTGTTTGTTAATGGCTCCTACACCAAACAACAAATACATTGCACCACTGTTAATTATTAAGGCAAATAAAAAAGCCCTGCATAATAGCAAGGCTTTTTACTTTTATACTAGTTAAGGTGTATCGCTGACAATATCGGCCGCAGTCATACTGTTCATTACAAATATACAGTTAGCTTGAAAACCTACATCGAACAGATACGGGAATGAATCACCATCACCCATGCGCCACCAATGCTCGGGCTTCGTTGCTAATGTCATTAAGTCAAACGGCACTCCTGAGTTGTATATATCAGAAGCAAGAGCGCTTACATCATCATTAAATACAGCTAACTCGTCAACCTTACAGTTATTGCGCATAGATTGTCCGTTGTTATATCTACCTATCCGCCAATTTTGACCAATTACAGAGCCAGTGTAGCCGAAGTTGCTGTGGGATCTAACCATAGAGCTAGTGACATTAACGCCATCTAAAAAGAATTTAAACCGACCATAATAATCACTAAGAGAAGCACTAGAAGAACCAGTTGTGCCACCATCATAAGTAACAATAAAATGATGCCACTGACCAACAGTTAACGAGTTGCTTTGTGTGGTAAAATTCAGCCTGTTGTTATTCGTTCCGTAGCGCATTTCAAAACGGTTTAAGCTGCCATTGTATTTTATTTGTATGTGGCCTTGGTTTGCTATGTCTTGAGAACCAAAGTAAGCAACCGTTTGGCTTGCATTGCTTGCTGTACCGGGTTTAAACCAAAAAGCCATAGACCAAGCATCTGCGGAACCTGAGCCGTTACCTGTTCGACCTAGTGTTGGGCCTAGAATGCCAGCGTTAGCGCCTAGCCAATCATTATTATTAAACTGCACGCTTTTAGTATTAGCAAATGGTGGAGTTCCTATACTTAGCTCTATAATTTGAGAATCTTCGCCGTTATAGTTAATAGCTTTTGCAGGAATAGCATACTCACCAGTCGCCAAGCTTGAACCACCTATTATCTTTCTGATATTACCATCTACAGTGGTTATACCGGGTACATTCGACAAATCCCACTCATAAGCAACACCATAATCAGCCGTTAACTCATAGTTTACCGTTTCGCCCTCGGTCAATGCTATGCTTAGCGGACTGGTAATTACCGGTAATTCATCCGATGGCGTTCCGTTCGCTGCAAACTCGGTATTTAATGCGTTAACTGTTTCGTCTGGGTCTTGCCCGTACTGTATATTATTCTCATCAACAAGCTCATTGAATAGCTCGTTGGATATTATTTCTATAGATCTAGCTAAGTCGATTACAGAAATAGTGTTATCAGTGTTTTTTATTGCCTGTAATGAGTTAGGGAACTGTGCGCCCACGTTGTCTTCAATAAAAATACTTTTCGCTTCATCATCTCTAAATAATTTAATCATGTTTACTTCCTTACTACACCAATAGATGTACCAGCATTTACAAGAGTACCGTTTGTTGACAGCTTAACTTGTAGTTTAATAGGGTTATCTTTTGTGTTTGTATCCCCCATGTATATCATCTGAGGCGTTAGACTAAATCTATAATCTTGATTGCTACCGCTGTCTAGTCTACCTATTATAGTTTCTAGCGTATAAATGGAGCCACCAGAGCCAAGTTCGTAGCGCAGACTAAGCAAAGAGTTATTTATGTTAGGGTTTATAGTAAAGTCATTACGGATAAAGCAGTTATCGCCAAGACTTAACTGGCTAAAATCAAAAGCCCCTGTTGATGTATTCATCAAAGTAGTTACACCGTCTGGCAAGTAAGCTAAATTAGTAAAACTACCTAACCCGTCGTTAGGTATGGTAGCCCATGTATTTGCCGTGAGCGCTATTGGTGAAGCACTTGTTGACGTGTCGTTATAGTCAGCAATGCCATTACCGCCACTACCGCCACCACCACCACTAGCAGCTAATATTTGTTCTAGAAGTTCGTTTCTTATACTCATACCATTTCTCCTGAGCATTAGAGGGAAGTTTATTTATAGAGGGATGCTATAAGGCGTCAAGCCAATCTTTTAAAAGTTGATTTCTGTTGTTTATATCTGAGACTGTACCACCGTTAGCAATAACGATATCGGCAAGTATTTGATTCATTGAGCGCATAACTACCCCCATTTGTTGTGAGGGAGTTATATAAAGCGAGGGAGCTTTTGAGGGAGTATAGCGGCTAGCTAGCCTTATCAGTCCCTCAACTGACACAAACATTATAGCATTGTTTTAGATATAAAAAAGCCCCGATAAACGAGGCTTAGTTAATTAGCGTTATTCTTTGGCTTTCGCCTTATTTTTGCGCTTTGGTTTTGGCTTTTCCTTGCTCTTCTGCTGGTTGGAATTTTATATCAACTACTTTATAGCCTTTTTTATTCCACTTCGCTTTATCAGCAGTAGAGCAAGGATGCGGTAAATATTTTACTTTATCCATGCTCAATCACCTTATTGATCTAAATCAGCAATCGCTAATGTACCAGCGGTATGCTTAAGGCTAGTCATTGCAACATCCCAGTTAGTACCAGTAAACAAAGTAGCATCATCTGGAGACTTACCACCGTTAGCAACATCCCAAGCATAACCTTTAAGCTTAGCGCCGAAAGTGTAATCAGCTTGCCAAGTTGTTTCAATACGACCTTTACCGTTAGTTGTCTCTAAGTTAGTGATGATGTCGCTAGTGTTATCAATGATAATACCACGGTCAACTAATGATAAAACTTTGGTTTTGTTAGGCGTGCCAGCTTCATATAAAGCAGGAATATCTGAAACAACAAAGATTTTACCAAGGACAGATTGAACGGTAACGTTAGTCGAGGTAAATAAACGCTCGCCATTCTGAAGACCTTTTTCAACTAACTTGTGATAAGCTGCACCACTCATCACGTCAGCGCGTAAAAGCTGAGACATATCGCCAAACTTAGCATGTGAGCCATTTAATACTGATTGAGTTAACGCACCAGCGCCAGCAGTTTCAGCAGAAACGTCGTTAACTAAGTCTGATTGGTTTTCAATAGCAGCAACAGCACAACCAACACCAGTGTTAAGCTGATCAGCTAGTAAAGCATCAGCAAAACCTTGTGCGATATTGTTGATTGCTTCTTGTGGGTTAGACTGCAAATAAGTAAGTTGTGACGGTTCAAAAAGAACCGGGCCAAAGCCGCCAGCAACTTTAACGCCTACCATCTCATCTTCACCATAAGCGGTAGCACTTACTGAGCTGTTTGCGCCATAACGATTTACGCGACGTTGCGCACCAGCAAGAGTGGTTGCGAATGATTCACGGGAAAAGTCACCCTGAAAACCTTCACTTGATAAGATGATTGTATTGCCAGAAACATCATTAAATTTCTGCAAATCCTGAGCGATTAATTCGATTGTACGTAAGCGGATTTGCTCGTTGTACACTTCCATATTTGATAAAGCCATAATTTTCCTCTCTTTAGTTTATGTTAATAATTAAGTTAAACCGGCAGCGCGTAAACGTGCCTTATACGCTGCGTCTTCACCACTAGCAACACTATCACTATGGCTTCGTTGTGTGCCTGCTCCACTAGAGTCAACACCTTTTAATATCTTTGCAAATTGAGGTTGTTCACTGGCCCAGCCTTTGAACTCTTCAATATTACTAGCTACCACTTTACCTTCATGTTCGAATGTGGTAACTGGTTGCTGTTGGTCATTATAACCAACTTTTAGCATATTTGACAACTTATCACTCGCTAAGTCTCTATAGTCATCATGAATCAAGCTTTTAACCTGGTTTAATACGCTGCCTTTATCGCGTGATAACAAGGCTTCTCGTGCTGCCTTTGCTTGCTCGTTTGCTGCTGCTGTTTGCTCTGCCAGTTTTGCTTCGTAGTGTGACTCTAGGCCATCCATATCATTAGCGGCCTTAAGTCTGGCCTCTTCTGCTTTAACGGCTGCTTGTCGTGCATCTTCTGCAATCTTCGCCTGCTCTGCAATTGTGCTTTGTATCGTTTTCTTTTCACCGAGTAACTGCTCATTTTTATTACGCAACCCCTCTGTCTCTTTTGTAAACTCAGCTTGAATAGCTGCCGTTACTTCTTCTGATAAATCAAATTTACTTAAGTCCATAATGTACCCCTAGTACGTTTGTGGCAGTCACTAACCGCCGTTTTGTTTGCGCAGGATTGCGCCTAATTCATTATTTTTTTGCTTTAGCTCTTTAATGGTTAAAGGATTGCCAAGACTATCTATTGTAGCATCTGCGAAAGCTTTTGGGTCATCAAGTTTTCTAAATGCTTTACCTAATGTTGGTCCTAATATAACATCTTGGTCACTGGCTTTTAGCTTCTTCATTTGATCGTAGTATATACCCTCACTGCTAACTTGTTTTGGGTCGCGTTTACCGTCAACCTCAAAGCTAGAAGCCCTTTTTGTATCTTTATCGTCAAGTTTGAACCTATCTGCAACCTCATATACTAACGCTGTTCGGCAGTTAATATGTAAAGGTGGCGTGAATGCTGACAGCTTTGGCGAGTCTTTAGGTATAAACTTCTGGTCTAAACTCCTGCATTGCTTACTTGTGCGCGAATCAACAACAGCTATTAATCTATAACCTTTTATCATGTCGTCATTCTGGTTAACAAACTCTATGCGGGCAGTGTTAGCGTAATGATTAGTGCCAGTAATAGCTATTGACTTGGCAGACCTTAACGCCCGGTTAAGCACGTTCTTGCTGGTAGTGCTTTTTTGTAATCGCATTTGATTAAAAACATTATCAGCAATTTCATTAATAGTTTGACCAGAAACAAAGCCAGCTTGCACTATAGAATCAATCTCGTTAGTCCACTTCTGCCAGTAATTCTTGGTCATTGTTTTATAAGTAGTGTAAGAGTTACCACCTAAATGTATTGGCGTTGCTATAGCGATGGCGTTAACCTGCGCCGCTGTTGGAATGACAGTTTCAAAATCATCATTCTCTATAACGTTTCGCATAGTAGCACTAGCAAGCTGAGCCTCTTCAACACCTATTTCACGGTTAGATTTTTTTAGCTCAACGATATAAAGCTGTAATTGCTCTCTAGATATTTCGTCAATGGCTTTTTGTATAGCTGCTTGGTTAGCTGCTGTCTTTGGTCTGTCCCTATAACGATTAAATACTTTTTGGATTCCTTCCTCTATTTTAGATAAGTAAGGAATAATAGCATTGCCTTGCGTAGCGCCTAGCCTTTGCAGGTAAACGGTATGGACTGAATATACTGTTGTTAGTATCTCAGATTGCACTATTCAGCCTCGTTATTGATTTGCGCTTGTGCCGCCTCTTGTGTCATGCCTATCATTTCGGCTGCGTCTTGCTCTGCTTGGTCTTGTATCTCGTCATCTTCTAACGTAGTAAAGCCGACATTACGAGCTGTTTCGTTTAATGTAGCTTTAGGTAATACACCAAGCTGAACCAATTCGATATGCTTAGCAATCATTTCAGGCGACATTGTATCGGCAATAAAATCAGTATTAACAATGTAAGTTGATTCTTCTGTAACACCTAAGAACATACTACACCATTTAAGGCAGTTTTTAATACCTGCGTTTGTGTTTCTAACGATACGCTTTAATGCGCTGGTGCTTGCGTTTGTTTCTATTTCTTTTGCGCCTAGCGTTTGGTTGGTTGAGTTATCAGTTACCAACTGTGCGCCTTGCATAACCATGCGTTGTTCATCTCTAGCTTGTTCAGCAGGTAAAGCGCCGGTGGCATCTATTTGTAATATTTCTACTTTGTCACCTCGTCTAAACAGATTGCGACCACTACCTGAAACACTGATTCCGTTCGGGTTAACATCTGCAAACTCGCCGCCGTCCATATCAGTATAGACATTCGTCATTCCTTGGCCGTGATAATGTAAGTTATCTCTGTTATCACAATCTAAAACAAAATGACCTAAATTAGTATTGGCTAAATCATACAGCGGAACTTTGCTATAGCGAGCCGTGTTTGCATCAGCACCGAAGAATTGAAAAGGTATAAAACCAAGTGTTGAACCGTTAGCAATTGGCGTTACTTCATTGATAAACTCATCTTTATCATTGTAAAGCTGATTAACATAAACACCATCAAGCATAACTAAACGCCTAACCTGCGTTTTATCTTCCCACTCGAATTCATTTTTTTGAACGCTAACAACTTCTAAAAGTCTAACCTCTGCTAGGCTATTACCATCCAATCTATAATAAATAATCTGATTAGCATCGTATTGAATTAGTCTAGGTGCCTTACTCGGCTCTTTCATCTGCGCACGAGTTAAGCCTTTTGTATTTGGTGCCATATCAACTAAAACACCATAACGGCCATAAGCTATAAGGTTGTCAGTTATTTCTTGAGTTACTTCTCGCAACCCTGAGTTTGAGCCGTCAGCGTTATCTGTTAGATATGATAATGAGTTGCTGAGATTCTCTTCTGGCTCTTTACTCCACACCATACCACCTAGACTTTCATATGTTCTTGCTGTTGCGTTAAAAAAGCGGCCTCTAGCCCAATAAGCTTTTTTACGCTGGTCATTTACCTGATTACAAGCCCTTGCTTGCTCTAATGCGTAACCAGTTAAGCCGCTAAGGTTATATGTTTGATATTGCGGGGCAGGTAAACAAGTAACTATTTTTAGCACGTCCATTTTACCGCCTAAACAGGCGCGTACTTCTTGGCGCTTGAGCCGTTGTTCTTCATACTCGCAATCTGGTGTGCATAAAACGCTTTTTGTTTCCATCATCTAACAGCCTAGTTAATTTTTAATCATTATAGCATTAACATATTAAATTTGAAATAACAGCTAATATAGCCTAAATCCTGTGCGCCTTGCTCTTACTAAGTGAGGGCAAGCGCCCATGATAAAAGCATCGGCTTTGTTAGGTGATTTAATCCCACGCTTAGACATATCCTTTTTACTTTCCACCATATCAAGCCCACGTTTAGAGTAATCCTTGTGAGGTGAGCATAGCTCAGTTTTAAGCGCTTCTAGCTCTTTTATCTCACTACTGATACTTATCATATCACTTGGATCAAACTCCATGCCCTTATTGACAGCGTTAAAAGTATTTCTCAACCTGTCAGCAACATCCTGCCAAGCCTGCGCCTTTAAGTTTTCAAACTTTTGTCTATTAGTAATCTTTGGCGAGTATTCTTTATCAGGCTTGTAAACTGCGTCACCAGCATTAAATTTACTGTGATTTATGTGCCCTTTATTTTTTAGTGTTGCGCCTACATGGGCACCAACACCAATTGAATCATAAATCAATAAGCCTTCACCAACAAATGACCACGCCCTTAACGCTGATTTATCAAGCTCATCTTCTGGCGCTTTCCATTCCTCTATATATTCACAAATAGCCCCGTTAAATTGAGCTATAGCGTTTTTATCGTTACCGCTGTCGGCAACATCATAACCGACATTATTTTGTCCGGTCATATCAATATCTAGTTTAATATGAGCATCAATTGCAGCCTCAACCCATGAGCGTTTTATAACCGCCTGGTCATCGTCT